CCCTGTTTCTCTTATTTTCTGTTTGCTTCTTCACTCTTTGATTGGCTTGCTTCTGCATGTATTGGGTGCCGGTGCAGTACCGGGACTATACATCCTAAGTGAACCTTCGATGAAGGTGTGAGGTTGGTCTACTCTACAGGAGTACTTTCAAGGCGCGACTACCGGTGAGGTAGCCCTCGTTCTATTGAGGGGCCCATTTACAGCACTGCCAGTTCGACTCTCTGCACACGATCTATCTAGGATAGACGCCGTGTAGTCTCTCGACGTTTTGTTTAGTACGGAAGTATTGAGGATATAGAGCGTATCCACCGTTTTGGATCTTTACCACTTAGAACCCAATGAGTAGTTTAGTGTCCTGCTCGGGACGGATGCCAATCGGAGCGGCTCACGAGACCTGAAGGACGGTCTCGACCCAGTCTCCTGAGAACGACGTCAAGCGCTTTGCTCGAAGGGGGTTAAAGGCCCCTGAGCGGAAGGCTCGAAGTATGACCCGGTCCGGTGGTCGGATGACCAGGACGGGTTTCTCAGGACTTGCGTATACAGATGCCAAGACTGCGTTGCGAAGGCAGATGGTACTGGACTGGACGCGGCGCTCGTTCGATGCGAGTGGTTTGAAAGGGTCTTCCAGGTGGAAGGAGCCCTGATGGTAGATGTGTCGTTGTACGACTCTAGGTGCTTTAGCCTCATGCACGATCCCCCGGAAGGGGGGAACGCGAGAGAACTCGCCAGTAAAGGATTGACTGGTGAGCCCTTCGAGGAAGCGACCGAACTTTGCTTGGAAAGGGGTGAAGTGGTTAAGGTCATAGAGCTCAGGGACGAGCTTGAAACCGAGACCCCCGAGGGCCTGATGAGCGAAGAGGTTATACATTCCTTTCTGGGTATAGGACTCCACTTGTGCCTTGTTATAGTGGATGAAGCGACGATGGGCGCGAACAGGGTCGTTCGCACCGTCAATCACCTCGTTGTAGTAGTCCCAGATCGGAGATACGGATAGTGCTGCACGAGCCCCACCGAGCTTGGATTGCCCAGTGAGGAGACCTACATTAAGATAACCAACAGGTCGGACACGATCGTTCGACCAGAGGAAACCTTCGGAGTTAATCATACAAAAACGCGGGTGAACATAGTTCTTACCGAGACTTAGCTCAAAGCCAGCCTCGGAGATGTTCTTCTTCCACGCCTCGTAGAAAACGGGGTTGGTCTTGAAGAGTATGTCATCACCATTGACCAGAACAGGGAGGTCGCGGAGGGCGACGCGGTGGCCAAGGTAGGACTCGAGAGTCCTCCAATAACATACCAAGTTAACACAGCACAAGATTGGAAAGCTGAGGGTCGAACCCATAAGCTGACCAGTCTCCTGACGGACCGGATCTAATCCGCCCTTCTCTTCGTACTTCTTCGGGTAATGGAGCTCCTGTTCATAGAGCACAGCCCGAAGGAAGCCCTTCTCCTCTTCCCCTAGACGCGACTTCTTGAGGCTAGCCTCGAAGGCAGCCTTAGTGTAGTCTATCTTGAGTTTGTCAGTGGCGGCGGAGTAGTCGCCAGAGACCCAATCGGGGAAGTCCAAACCTAGAGTGTCCGCCCGTCGGACCAAATCATAAAGATCCTCCTCACGGACAGGACGTCCGGTGAGCGCAAATTGTGGAAAAATATTCAGATGTCTCCAAAGTTGTTTCTGGTAGAACTTGCTGTAGTAGTAAGGCATGGCGTCACCCTTTGTGATCAGGCGACACTTCAGCGGTTCAAGGACAGCAGAGACCATAACTTGCCCTGTGGTAAGGGCCTCTTTAGAAAATATCCGGCAGCCGAGAAGGTTCTCGGCCGCGCGCATGCGAGCTTGGAAGCTCGTTGATGCCCGGGACTCAGCAGTGAGCTGGAAGAGTTCGGGATAGGAGGATAGACCTGGTGGGGCTCTGATCTCTCTCACCTCCCCTGGACGATGTTCATACATGTCTAGGAGAACCTCAGGCTCGAGTGCGCGCATGGTGGCGCGGCTGATCTTCGAGGTGGAGCGGGAGGTGGGAGCATCATACTCCTCTGGAGGGTAGGCAAGGTATCGATCGCGGATCAGCTGGGCGGCGCCACCGGAGGAACGGGTAGCACCGAAAGCAGCCGAGCGGGAAGGCTCGAAAACCTTAGGATGGGAAGACTTGAAGTTCTGGAAGAACCTCTCAAAGTAGTCTGTCATGATCGGCAGATCCGCTGAGGAGGCAGGGTTCTTTCTAGTCAAGGCAGCCCGATGGTTCTTCATCGTTTCGTAGACGAAGGACTCGGGTACCACTTCCGCACCCCGTTTGACCCCCTGTAGTAGACCACCGAAGAGGTGAAGATTGGTCCGGTTGAAAGACACCAGACGATTCTTCAGGTACCTCTTGATGGGTCCGCTATAGAGAAGGGCCCCTGCAGCAGATCGCTGCGACGGGTTGTAGGACTGAGGTGGTGTCGGCGGCAAGGGATTATGTAGAAACCTCGCCATTGGATAGGCAGTCCAATACTTCGCGTTCTTAACGAAGTCCGACATCGGCCACGAACACATCTGCTTGTAAGCAGACAGTTGGGAAGCCCAAGGACATGAGCTGATCTTCTTGAAGTCCTCATCATAGAGAACTTCTAGACCAGCTCGCGCTAGCTTTAGCGCGTGGCCCA